ACTGGGCAGAAGTTAAAGCATTCATGATAAAGACATGGCCTGAAGTTCAGCCGTATTTTGAAGCATTCGCTAATATTGTCACGCTTGGTATGTATTCAGTCGTTAAATCCATTTTTACGCATTGGTCACAGATCGCGCCCTATCTTACAAAGACATGGAATTTTTTATCATCAAACGCGACTTATTATTTTAATTTAATTTATAACGCAGTCGTTAAAGCTTTTGCGCCTATCATGCCATACGTTAAAGCTGTATGGGATTGGGTCTCTGACTATTTCAAAACGATTTTAAATGACATTCTAGGATTCTTTGGAACTGACCTCGATGCGGTTGAGGCAAAAGTCAAAGACGCAATAGATGCAATGAAAACGGCTTTATCTGCCTTTGCGGATTACATTGAAGCCCCCTTTAAAAAAGTATTTTCATTGTTTGGAAAAATAGGCGACAAGATTGTTGCGATTAAAAATTATATTACAGGTTCACCCGCTTCGACTGATACAGACAAAGAACAAAAAAATAAACAGCCTTCATCTTTTAATCGCGTGGCTAATTTAGTTAAGCCGCTCGTACAAAATACGCTAGGGCTAACATCTCAAACAAACCCAGTGAGTGCGGGCGATACAAAAATACCTTCAACTAGCCAAAGTTTTGTTAATCAACTTACTCAGTCTAGTTCGAAAGTGGATATTAATATGCAAATCGACTACGAAGGGCGACCCACAAAAGTTACTGCAAAAAGCCCTCAGCCGATTAGCTTCACGGCGAACGTGGGTAAAATGTTATGACAATCCCAGCATGGAAATCTCAATTACAAGAAGCCAGTTTTCGTGGCGTAAAATTTTTTGTTGGTGATATCGAAACAGTCATAGGCCGTCGCAATGTTCTGCATGAATATCCTTTGCGAGATACACCCTACGCTGAGGACTTAGGCAAGAAAGCCCGTGAATTTACAATCAATGCGTATGTGATTGGCGATGATGTTTTTACCCAAAGCAAGCGATTGATTGAAGCGATTGAGGACAATGACAGTGCGGGGATTTTAATTCATCCCACACTGGGATTGAAAAATGTCATACCCACACAATGTCGGCACGTATTTAAAAACAATGAAGGTGGTATCGAGTATTTCGTACTCACGTTTGTTGAAGCTGGTATTAATAAATATCCCTCAACAGCAATTGATACGCAAAGCAATTCGCAGACAGTGGTTGCGACAAGCGCAACACAGATGCAGGGCAGTTTTGCAAGTATGTTTACAACAGAAAACTTTCCCGACAAATTAGCACAGCGCGCAATTGATACATTGATAGGTACTGCATCGGGAACAGGCGGTGCGATTACGCCATTTTCAACAAGCTTAATAGGCGTTATTACTTCTATTTTAAATAAAGGCTCCTATTTTAGCGGTCAGACTGCAAATTTTTCTAGCTATAAGACACAATTAAGCAATTTTACAGCGAATGCGCCAACACTTGTCGCAGATGCACCGAGCCTTGCAGAGCAAGTCGCAGCATTGATTGCAGGGCTTGCGAGTGTATATCCCAATAATCCGCAGCAACAGATTATTGCACTCATTGCATTGTTTAAAATGTTTGGAGTCGGTTTGACGCCAATTCCAATAACAACACCAGCAGTTCCAGTCGCAACACCCATTAGAATTCAGGAATCTATTAATCAGCAGCAATTGATTAACTTAGTGGGCGTTCTAGCGCTAATACAGATGGTCAATGCAATAAGCCAGATTGATTTTGTAAGCCGACAAGATGCACTCAATACAATGGGTGAAATTGAAAATCTAATCGAGCCAACATTATTACAGCTTGCAAACAATGCAGATGATTCGGCGTTTAATGCGTTAAATGCTGCGCGTGTTTCAATGGTACTTGATATAAAAGCGAGAGCAGCGACTTTGAAAACAGTCGTTTATATTGTGAATCATTATCCTATACCCGCATTGGTTCTCGCTTACAGACAATATCAAGACGCAACACAAGAGGCCGATATTGTCATGAGAAACAATATAATGAATCCTGTGTTCGTGCCGCCAAATACCAACATTGAGATATTGGTATGAGCGATATTGTTTTAAATATAGGTGGCACAAATTATTCTGGCTGGCTTTCACTTGATTTAACAATATCAATGGAAACGCTTGCAGGCGTTTTTAATCTAAGTCTGACAGACAATATTGGGCGATCTAATAGTCCAATAAAAAAATCACCGACAATTAGACCAGGCGATACTTGCTCTGTTTTATTGAACGGCGAAACGGTAATAACAGGTTACATTGATAAAGTAACGCCAATGATTGATGCGACAACCCATACCATTATTATTCAGGGTCGCGATAAGACGGGCGATCTAGTCGATTGCTCAATGACACAGCCCATAAATCAATGGAAAGGCTTAACAGCCGATCAGATCATTGAGCGAATATGTTCGCCTTTTGGTATTCCCGTTAGTACAAACGTTTCAGTGGGAGATCCGTTTGAAACGTTTGTAGTAGACCAAGGCTCAACATGCTTTGAAGTCATTCAAAAGCTTTGCTATATGCGACAGCTTTTAGCTATCTCAGATGGAAAGGGCGGTTTGCTTTTAACAACAACAGGCACAGATAGAGCGAATACCTCGTTAGTTGAAGGCGAAAATATAAAAGCGGGTCAAGCTGATTATGATTATAGCCAGCGTTTTAGTAGTTATTTATGCAAAGGACAAAAGCAGGGCGTTGATTTAAGCAATCAGATAGATAACACAGGCAATTTTGGCGAATACGATGACCCTGCAATAACGCGTTATCGCCCAATCATGGTGATTGCTGATGGACAAGCAAGTATTGCTGATTGTACCCAACGTGCGAAATGGCAAGGCGCAATAGCGCGGGGAAAATCAAGAAAGCTCACAATCACTGTAAATAGTTGGTCTCAAGCAAATGGCTCTCTGTGGGGCATTAATAAAATTGTGCCTATAAAATCAGTATTGCTAGGTGTTCAAGACAATCTATTGATATCCGCCTGCAATTTTAAGCTAGATGAGAATGGCGAAATAACAGTTTTAACAGTGACAGACCCAGAAGCATACACGCTTAATTCAAGTAAATTGATTAAGTCAGCAGCGTTATTGCAAAGCAATCCTTATTTGTCGGGTTAATCATGTATCAAGAAATAAAACAAATGGCAGCGCGCGCATTGACGCGACTGAATAATGTTCTTTGTCGCGGAATATTAGATAAAGTAACAACAGGAAAAGTGCCAACAGCAAAAAGACAGCTATTGGCAGATGAGACTTATGACGCAATTGAGTTTGCTCAAGATTGGGGATTTATATCAAGCCCCCCTGATGATGGAACAACCGAGTTGATTGTTGCCTTTTTGCGAGGGCAACGCGATCAGGGAACAGTTTTAAAATCATTTAATAGAACTTTCTCATTAAAGAATGGTTCGAACATTGATTTATTGCCGGGCGAAACAGCCCTCTATAACAAGGTTTCAGGCAATTATTTTATATTCAAAGCCGATGGCTCTATTTTATTGCAGCATCACACAGGCACCTATTTCAAGATCAATGATGACAACTCGATGTTATTGCAACATCACGTTTCAGGAAGTTTCATCAAAATGAATACGGATGGAACGATAACATTAAGCTCTACAAGTCAATCAATAACAATAGATTCGCCTCAAGTTACATTGACGGGAAATCTCACCGTAGATGGTGATGTTTTAGATAACGCTACTGGAGCCCATGTAAACGCTCATACGGTTCGTGATATGCGAACGATATTTAATGCTCACGTGCATTCAGGTGTCGCGGCTGGTGGCGCGAATTCTGCGGCTCCAACAACTACGCAATAAGGGGATGAAATGGATATCGCATTATTCTTTCAGCAAGGACAACCCAATGCTGATATTCAGATTGATGCACCTGATTTAAAAATCAATCAGGACTTAGAAAGCGCAGTCATTATTTCCCTCTTTGCAAACAGGCTTGCTGATGCAAAAGACCCGATTGATGGTAATGATCGTCAAGGATGGTGGGGAGATACATTTGCAACAGTGAAAGGCTCACTAATTGGCTCGCGTTTATGGGAATTAAAAAGACAAAAATCATTACAGAGTGTTGCGAATCTCGCGCAGCAATATTGCCTTGAAGCCCTTCAATGGTTGATCGAGGATCAAGTCGCAGAGTCCATAAACGTTCAAGCAGAAATAATCGGGCTTTATACGCTTGGAATTGCTGTACAGATTTACAAACCAACAGGTATTCAAAACTTTAAATTTTCTTATGTCTGGAATCAAATCTAATGGCAACTTTTACACGTCCGACATTTACTGATTTATTAAACAGTGTTCAGAGTGATATTAACACACGTTTGCCCGGCGCTGATGCAACATTGAGATTTTCAGTTTTGAATGTCATTGCATATGTTGTCGCAGGCGTTGCTTACGGCATATATGGCTTCATTGCATGGGTCGCGTTGCAAATATTTCCCGATACCGCAGAGAGCGATCAGTTAAGACGATGGGCGTCAATATGGGGTGTCACGCCAATTGCTGCAACAGCCGCGTCAGGAAATATCACGGTGACTGGTACTGATGGAACTGTAATCCTAACAGGCACAGAATTTCGTCGCAGTGATGGCACGTTATATAAAAGCACTGCCGATGCAACTATCGCAAGTGGTACGGCATTAGTGCATGTATTGGCTGAAACAACGGGGCTTACAACAGATGCAGCCATCAGCACTGTATTAACATTCGTAAGCCCAATTTCAGGCGCAGCAGGCACAGGCACAGTCGATTCAAACGGATTAACAGGGGGCGCAGACGATGAAAATGATGCCTCATTAGAATCGCGTCTTTTAGATAGAATTCAAAATCCACCGCAGGGTGGTGATGCCAATGACTATATTCAATGGGCATTACAAGTCGCGGGTGTAACCCGCGCATGGTGTTATCCCCAGGAATTAGGCATAGGAACTGTCTCAGTCAGATTCATGATGGACAACACCTATTCTGATGGTATTCCCCATTCTGGCGATGTAACAACAGTACAAAACTACATAGATAATTTACGACCCGTCACCTCTGAGTTATTTGTTGTAGCCCCTATTGCTGATGTACTCAATTTCACAATCCATTTAGTTGGATCAGATACAACAGCTATTCGCGCAGCAATACAAGCAAACCTTCAAGAAATGATCGCGCGAGATGCAACACCCGCAGGAACGATTTATTTATCCAGAATTAATGAAGCGATTTCCCTCGCAACAGGAGAATTCGATCACGTCTTAACTGTACCCGCCGCAAACGTTACACATGCAACAGGCCACATTGCAACAATGGGCACGATCACTTGGACTTAAAGGAATAAAAAATGACTATAGGTTCTAGTGCAAACGATTATTTACAGCAATTAATCAACTTAACCCCACAGGGAGATGTATTCCCAACAGAAGCCACGGCTAATTGGGTTTTGATGCTCGATGCGATTGCTCAAACATGCGCGCGTATAGATGCAAATGCCGTTTTACTTTTGAATGAAGCATTTCCAGATACAACTACACAGCTATTGCCGAATTGGGAAAGAGTAGCGGGATTGCCCGATGATTGTTCGGTATTGGGTGACACATATGAAATTCGTCGATTGAATTTAATAGCCAAGCTGACTTCCCGTGGCGGCCAATCCAAAGAATATTTTATTGAAGTGGCAGCCTCACTTGGCTACACGGTGACTATAACAGAATTCAGACCATTTAGAGTAAGCATTAGTCGCGTGGGCGATCCATTGTGCGATGCAAACTGGTGGTTTGTTTGGCAAGTGAATTCTCAACTTAACACGATAGTTTGGTTCAGAGCGGGAAGATCAGCAGCAGGCGAGCCTTTGGCTTCATGGGGCAATACTCGTTTGGAGTGCATCATGAAAAAGTACAAGCCAGCACACACCATTGTCCAATTTGCCTATAGCTAGAAAAAGAAAAAATCTTTTTCTATAAATTTTCAAGGAGTCCAGAATGTACAGAATTGATAATACGACCTCAGCAAGTGTTTTACCTACACCCGCAGCAGTTGGACCAAATCCTAATAGTTATTTTACGAGCGGCAATGCTGGCGGTGGAATTCCCGCAACAATCGTCGATCAAGATTGGGCAAACGCAGTTCAGGAAGAAATTTGTTATGTCATTGAGCAAAGCGGTGCGACATTATCAAAAACAACTCGGACTCAATTATTAGCTGCAATAAAATATTTTATTCAAAACAATATTGCAAGTTATGCGACTTCAACGTCTGCTGCTAATACTTATACCGCTACTTTTACACCCGCATTAGCGGCATATGTCACAGGTAGTATTTTTGCAATTAAATTCACAAACCATAATACGGGTGCAGCAACCCTAAACGTAAATAGTTTGGGTGCAAAAAATATTAAAAACCTAGATGGATCGGCTTTAAGCGCAAGCGATATAGCTGATGGAATGATTGCATTATTTTCGTATGATGGAACCAATTTGCAATTGCTAAATAAAAATATGGCAACCGTTATTGCGAATATCAATACCGCTATTACCAACAATGGCTATACCTATGCAGCGTCAACATCCTCACCTAATACTTATACCGCAACATTAACGCCCGCATTAACTGCTTATACGACTGGTATGACCGTTGTAATTAAATTCACAAACGCAAATACAAGCACTACCCCTACCTTAAATCTCAATTCATTGGGGGCAGTAAATATAGTCCATAAAAATGGCACTGCTTTAAATATCGGTGATATAGCAGCAGGTATGATCGCTAAATTTAGTTATGACGGAACAAATTTCCAACTTGAAAGTATCGCCCAAGATTCGAATATGAATATGAATTTAAGTGTCTGCGAAGCCAGATTGACGTTAACGTCTGGTGTGCCAGTAACATCAAGCGATGTAACGGCTGCAACAAACATTTATATGACTCCTTATAAAGGAAATAAAATATATCTTTATGATGGAAGTGCAAACTGGAATCTATTGTCCTTTACTGAATTGACTTTAGCGGTTCCCGCAACGACAAGCACTATGTATGACATTTTTGCCTATAACAATAGCGGTGTTGTAGCAATAGAAGCCTTGGCATGGACAAACGATACAACGCGCGCAACAGCGCTCGTTTATCAAAATGGAGTTCTAGTCAAGTCGGGTGCTACGACAAGACGTTATATTGGGTCATTCCGTACTACAGGATCAAGTGGGCAGACAGAAGATTCAAAAGCGAAACGCTATGTTTGGAACTATTACAATCGTGTCATGAAACTCATGTCAGTTGTTGAATCAACAAACTCATGGAATTACAGCACAGGCTCTTTCAGACAAGCAAATAATAGCACCGCCAATCAGCTAGATTTCATAGTTGGTTATTCAGAGGATTCAGTTTATGCAACCGCAGCCAGCGCAGTATTAAACTCAAGCGGTACAGTCAGACAATCAATCATTGGTATTGGATTAAATTCTACGACAGTCAATAGCGCACAAATATCAGTTTATATTTCGGCTTCTAATACATTCATCGGTACTGGTGTTTCAGTTTATCAAGCCGTTGTTGCCGTCGGTAGAAATTTCCTAGCATGGTTAGAAAGTGGCGCTGGCGCTGATACTCAAACATGGTTCGGCACTAATGCGGGCGCAATACAGACAGGTATTGTTGGCGAATTATTGGGTTAATTAAAAAGGTATTTTATTATGTATCGTATAGATAACGCGACAGCATTGCCAACGATCCCCACTCCCGCAGCAGTTGGACCCGTGCCTAACGGATTTTTCACAAAGGGAAATCCCAACACTGCTGAGCTTGCAACAATTGTGGATGATGATTGGTTAAATGCCATTCAAGAAGAGTTAGCGCATGTCATTGAAACTGCGGGAATCACTTTAAGCAAAACAGACCGCACTCAATTATTGCAAGCAATTCAAACGCTAGCGACGGGAACTCCCTACGCAGCTTCAGCCAGTGCTGCAAATACTTATACTGCAAGTCTTACGCCTGTTCCTGCATCCTATACAACGGGAATGTCAGTATTGATTAAATTCACCAATACTAATACGGGTGCAGCTACTATCAACTTAAATTCTTTGGGCGCAAAGAGCATTAAACGTTTGGATGGTTCAGCACTTTCAAGCGGCGATATTTATAGTTCTATGATTGCAATATTGTGCTATGACGGCACGAATTTTCAATTGTTGAATGCCCAAACAATTAAAGCATCACATATACAAAACAATTCATTTAGTTATGCAATAGATGCGGGCTCTGCAAACAATCTTTCAATTACATTGACGCCCTCACCTTCTGGATATACAGATGGCATGTCTGTTTTCGTCAAAGTAGCGGCCAACAATACGGGTGCATCCACAATAAACGTGAATGGTTTAGGCTCAAAGAACATTAAAAGATGTGATCTGACTGACCCGTTAGCGGGAAATCTTGCAGAAGGCATGATTGCTGAATTGCATTATGATGGCACTCAATTTCAATTAATGAATCCTGTTCAGTTATCGCAAAAAACAGCCATAGAAATTACTTCAAGCGAAACGTTTACGACACCCGCAGGCGTTTACAGTTTATATGTAGAAGCATGGGGCGCAGGTGGAGCGGGAGGTGGCTCAACAGATGGCGGTGTTACTGGAGGTGGCGGCGGTGCTGGTGCTTATGCTGCGGGCTGGGTACCAACATATCCAGGGCAAACTTTTACAGTCACAATTGGTGCAGGAGGACTTGCTGCGGCAATTAATACTAGCAATCCGGGTGGTGATGGTGGTGATACTTCCTTTGGCTCTTCAATTATTGCGAAGGGCGGTAAAGGCGCTTTAGGCGCAACATCATTCGGCTCACAAGCCGGTGCTGGTGGACTTGCTTCTGCATGTACAGGGCAAATTAAATTAAGCGGTCAAGATGGTTATAACACTTCTGCAAGTCAAGCATTAACGGCTGGTTTTGGTGGCTCAAGCCCAAGAAATACTCCTATTCGATGGGGAAGCAGTGGACACAATACAAGCGGATATTCATGGGAAGGACTTGCAAACACAGGGCAAGGAGGGGAAGGTGGCGCAAGCACTTCGCCTTCTGGTGCAGGCGGTTCAGGCTTAATTACAGTTACCTATTAATAGGTTCATTTTGAAAAATTGCGAACATATAAAAAGTGGGATTGATATTTATTTGCATATTAGACCAGACGGTCAATGCCGATTATGCCGACATGAAATTTATAAACGACACTATCAAAACAATCGCGAGAAGGTTCTCGAAAAACAAAAAGAGTATCGAGCAAAAGAGCCTGAAAAAGTCAAAGCGAATAAAAGAAAATGGGCTATAAAGGCCAAGGAACGAAACAAGGGAAACTTTAACAATCTAACAGGAAAGAAACTCTGGTATGCCAGCAGACTCAAAAATATCATTATTGCCATTAGCAAAATCAAAAGACTCTACGATAACTATAGAAGGGATGCGGGAATCAGCCAGTAATATGATTCAGCGAATTTTAGATGGGCAGCCCGTTGATTTTGACAAGATAAATTCATTTTGCGATTTATCGCACGTCATCATTGAAAGTTTAAAGGTTGAAGTAGCCTACAAAAAAGTAATCGGCAGTAACGAGCGTATAAAATATATAGAAGGCTAAAAAGACACCAGCAAGCTCATTATGCTGACCTTATTTTTAAAATATAATAAAAGACCATTTATATTATATAACCAGTATTCATGCGGCTTAAGAGGTCATGCTCAAAAACAACCTACTTGCTAATATTATAAAAACCATTAGAATTCCATGTTTTTATAATAATAAAGGGGTAGGGAATGGCGAGAAGAACAAAGGGCGTTGCTAATGTGTTAACAGCCGAAGAATTCAAGCGTTTGCTCAAAGTTATATCAACGACGCGCCACGCCTTGCGCGATAGAGTCCTTATTTTGCTATCATT